ACCGTCTGGAGTGGTACCGCAATGTTCGTGACCTACACCTGTCGGGCCGCCCTGTTTTCATCCCTGGGCGAAACGGCGCACCTGGTCGTTTCGCTGACGAACCAGTATCAATAGACCTTGATTTGTCTGAAAACATGAACTTGTATCTGCAAGAAGCGCGTGACCGCGTGGCTCGATTTACTGGCAACCGCGAAGACCTATCAGGTGTTGTTGCATCAGGTTTGCTTCCACCGCAACGGGTGGTCGGTGCAGAAGTCGGTTTGACTGCAAGCGATGTCAACCAAGTTCGCACCATCCCGAACGCAAGCGGCAAGGGTACACGCAACGTCCGCGTGGTCGGGTTTGACGAAGCAACAGACGAAGCGATTGTCCGCCCATTCGCGTTTGAAAACGGAGAATCGTCAAGTGACCTTCGTAAACTTCTCGACTCTGATGACGTTTACTATGACAAGAATCTGCCGACAGTTTTCGGTTGGGAATCCCGCCAGCCGAACTATCTGCAACCCGGCAACCGCGTCAAGGAACGCTGGGACTCGTTTGTTGACTGGTGGTTCGGTTCCGTTTACGGCAAAGGGTCCGCCTATCTTGAGCGCGGCCCCGCATACCGCCAACAGTATTTCAACTGGGTTGACCAGTTGGTCCCCTCACTCAAACAGGACGCTTTAGACAACCTCGTCACCAACATTAAAAACCGCGCAAAAAACCTTGGCATCACGCCGGAACAGTATGTGGGTGACGCAAAGCGTTGGCAGCGCATTGTTGACCATCAAGAGGGACGTAAAAAGATTTACGAAACCCTGTCGCTCAAAGAAATGGATTCTTACGCCAAGGGCAACGCCCTTGATGATTTGAAAACAATGCTGTACGACGCATCTGAACGCAACAACCTGACAGACATTGCTCGAATCGTCATGCCGTTCGCACAAGCACAGATTGATTTCTATAAAGCTGTGGGACGCATGGCATTTGTTGATACCGGTTTCGGCAGGATGCCGAACATCTACAATTTGCGTCGCGCACAGTTGATTGTTGATGGTGGGATTTCGGCTGACCCTGATGGGGACGGGCGAGGATTCTTTTACAAGGACCCGCAATCGAAGCAGTGGTCGTTCTCGTATCCGCTTGGTGGACAGTTGACCAAAATGTTGACCAAGTTCATTCCTGGTGTCGGCGGTGGGCCTGGTGTGACTGCCCAAATGCAGGCACCCGTGGCAGGTGTTCTGATGGGTTTTGATATGCGCCCAGGTTTAGGACCTTTCGGACAGATTGCCGCTAGTCGAATCCTCCCCGATTCCCCCCAATTTGACGCTATCCGCAACTGGTTACTGCCATATGGAGAGACAGCGTTCAAAGGCGAGAATGTCGGAACACAGTTGTACAAGTCGTTTGTCCCATCGTGGTTTCAGAAGGTATGGAGCGGTTTGACCGATTCCCCTGAGGGGTCAAGTATCTACTCCAATACCTTCATGGAGACATACAAGGCTCTTGCCGCATCCGGCAAATACGATATGTCCACCGATGATGGGCAAGAAGCAGCGTACAAACAGGCGAAAAAGTACGCCAGACCCTTGACAATTATGCGCGGATTCATACAGTTTTCTGGTCCGTCACGGTTTTCTCCAGAGTTTGAGGTTGCCACCAAACAAGGCAATGTTTTGGCGACGATGCTGACAAAAGAGTTTTACGATATGCAGAATGACACCGCAAACGGCGGATACGACACTGCCGTCCAACGCTTCCTTGAAGTATTCGGTGACAACGCCGCCATCTACACCGCTAGAAACACCCGTTCACTTGTGGGTGGTTTGGAATCCACCGAAGAAGCATCACGTTTTGAACGTGAAAACCCATCCCTGTACCGCCGCTACAAGGAATTTGCAGGCTTTTTTGCCCCATCTGGCGGTGATTACAGCCAACCTGCGTACTTTCGACAGTTGCAAACAGGTCAAAAAGAACGTCTCACCCCACAAGAGGTGACGGAGCAGTACCAGCGAATCATCGGTTTCGCGTACTACAAGGCTATGCGCGACAAAGCAGGCCCATATCCGACCGAGGAACAGCGCACATACCTGCGTTCGTATCGAGAGTTCCTCGTCAAAAAGTACCCTGGTTTCGGCAAGGGCGACACGAAAACAACTCAGGCCCGCATGGACGAGTTGGCTGCCCTGCGTGAAGCCGCATCAACCATCCCCGACAATCCTGTGTCTCAGGCTATTGAGAAGTACATGACGAAACGCGACCAGGCACTTGATGAACTGTCAAAGATTGGTTTGTCTTCGTTTAGCGGTAAGCAGGCTGAACCGTTCCGTGACTATCTGTACGGGTACGGTGAGGTGTTGGCGGAAACATACCCCGATTTTGGGCGGGTGTGGGAACAGCTGATTTCTTATGAGGTAGATTTAGGCTGATGGCTCCACGGAAACAAGCTTCTACTTCGCCTACCGGCACGACCGTCCCTGCGTCTACCGGCACGACCGTTCCTGCGTCTACCGGCCTGACCCCTGAGGAACAGTTCGCCCAGCAGCAGGGCGATATGCCGACCGCGACAGTTACCGAACAGAAAACTACTGGTGTCCCGCAAGGGTATGTCGGGCCTGAACGCATCTTTGGCGGCGTATCAAAACCCATGCGGCCGACACAGTTGACTTATACCGCCACAGGGCAACCGGTAATGGAATACAACCCCGCTACTGGTAGAAATGACAAACCAATCGGGTTGTATGACATCTACAAGCAGGCTGGGACAATTCTTTCTACCGAAATGGATGACGTTGAGCGCGCAGTAGTTCTTAACGGTCTAAAATCCCGAGGAATCGGATACAGCAAAAACGAAATACCTGGAAACGGGTTTACTGCGGCTGACCGGAGCGCGTTTGCGGAACTGTTGTTGCAGTCAAACATCGCTATGCGCCCGTGGCAAGAAACATTTACATACCTTATGAGCAGAACAGCACCGGTGCCAACTGGGGGTGCTGGCCGAAAATTCCGTGTCACGCCCGATTCTGAAATAGCTGCGGTGGTGCAGGATTCTGCCCAAAACCTGTTGGGTCGTAGCCTTTCTGCCCAGGAAGTAAACCGTATTGCGGACATGATTCAGGAAGTGCAATTACAGTATCAGCGGGGTGTTGCTGGTCCTGCTGGGTCGTTGCAAGAGATGCCGTCGGTACAGAATCTTGCACTACAAGAAGTTGAACGAAAGTATGGGGCGGAGTCCGACCAGCTAAAAATGGTTTCGTTTGCAGACTTGTTGAACAGGGCAGTGTCAAATCGTGGCTGATAAACCCTTCACCCCGAAAGGCGCACCCGCCAACCCCAAAAAGGGTGACATTTACACGGGTCCGAAAGGAGCCGAATACACGTACAACGGGAAGCGATGGAAGCGCACCGGGACACAATCCACCGTTGATTGGCTCGAAGATGCGTCACGTCAATACGGATGGATTGCCTCGCTATACGAAACAGACGACTCAATACGCGGATTGCTGGATTTCGCCCGTAAAAACATTGACCCACGCACATCCCAAGGCCAGCAGCGGTTCCTGACAGAACTGTACAAAACCGCCTGGTGGAACAACACATCGGTGTCAATGCGAGAATACACCCGCCTAAAATCCAACCCGGAGTGGAACAACACGCTTGCCGCGCAAACCGACAAGATTCGAGAAACATCACAAAAACTTGGTGTTCAGTTGTCTGATGCAACAATGACCATGCTTGCCGACGAATCCATCAAAAACGGTTGGCGGACAGACCTCCAGTTTGAACGTGCGGTCGGTTCCCAATATATTGCCGAGTCACGCAAAGCCCAAGCGGTGACCCAGCCAGTTGATGCTCAAATGGATATTACGACCAGCACCCAGTTCGCCCAAATCAAAAAAATTGCCTCAGACCTTCTGTTGGACAATATCCCCGATACAGAACTGCAAACGTTTGCAAGTAACTTGATAACTGGGGACAGCACTTTGGAGGCTGTGAAACGGGAACTGAAAGCCCGCGCCAAAATCCGTTACCGTTCCCTGTCCGACTACATCGACCAAGATTACAACCTTCGTAGCGTCACCAACGACTACCGGCAAGTAGCAGCACAACTTTTGGAAAAACCCGAATCAGAAATTGACTTTACCAGCGACAAATTCTCCCCAGCGTTCAACTCTGCGGACCCCGCCACGGGCACAACACGACAGATGAACCTAAACGAATGGGCTAAATACGTTCGCGGAATGTCTGACTGGCAGACGACACAGAACGCCCAAGACGCATACCGCAATATGGCCATGAGCATCGTGCGCGGTTTCGGAAAGGTTGTTTGATGCAGGCCCGCCAAATCTTAGTAGACATCCTCAACCTTTACGGTTTGGGCACACTTGAAAAGACAGCCGAACGCATCCTCCAAGAAACTCCAGTGGAGGAAATTCGTCCCGATACCGTTCTGCCGCTGCTAACCAACACCCCCGAATACAAGGAACGTTTCAAAGGCAACGAGGCTCGAATAAAAGCAGGACTTCCCGCCTATGACCCCGGCACCTACATATCGGTAGAAAACGCCCTTCGGGGAACACTACGGGCAAGCGGTTTACCACGCGGCTTCTACGACACCGAAACACAACTACGTAACTTCATTGAACAAGACATCTCTCCTAATGAACTGTCTGCCCGCATCAATGAGGGCTATCGGGCCGCATTGAACGCACCCCAGCAGGTTCGAGATGAGCTTCAAACGCTTTACGGAATGACTGACTCCGACCTTGCTTCCTATTACCTGGACCCGACTGTAGCCCTTGACGTGCTTCGTACTCGCACACAGGCTGCTCAGATTGCGGCACAGTCCCGCCAGCAGACCGGTGCGGCCCTACCCAAGCAAGAAGCCGAAGAACTTGCACGGCAGGGCGTAACCGAATCAGAGGCCCGTCAAGGGTTCTCAGCCATCGCCCAACAGCAAGGTTTGTTTCAGGCACAGATGGCGGGGGAGCAGGCAGTTTCCCGTGAAGAACAGATTGCCGGAACGTTCGGCACGTCAGCTGCCGCAGCCCAACGCATCGCAACCCGCCGCCGTCGCCGCCAAGCAGAGTTTGAAGCTGGTGGAGGTTTCGCCCAAACCAACCAATTCACCATCGGCGGTCTTGGCACCGCAACACAGTGACCTGCGAAAACTGTGAACAACAGTACGACCCGATTGCTACCCGCTGGCGATGCCCCCACTGCGGTCACAAAGCACACTGCTGCGAAGGATAGTTGACAAGTCTAAAAACATGGTCTACACTTTTGGGTGAGGCCGAGTGCCAGAACCCACGGGTATCCCCCGTAACCGTGGCGTACATAGCGGGGTGTAACCAACTGAAGCAGCCACCCCAGTCCTCCGCTCGGGTGTGGGCAGAAACGGAGAGTGCCATATGTCAGACATCGCAGAAGAATTCGACTACGAGGATGACGACCAGCCACAAGAATCCAACCCCGTCAGGGCGCGGATGAAACAACTGGAGAAAGAAAACCGCGAATACCGCAAGGCCATCGCGGAAGCTGAAACAACCAAAAGACAATACAACTTCCTGAAAGCCGGTATTGACCCGGCTGACGTGAAGTTCAAGTATTTCGTCAAAGGCTACGACGGCGAACTTTCCCCAGAAGCAATCAGGCTGGCGGCAGAAGAAGCACAGTTGATTACACCAACACCAACCCCCGCTGACACGGACAGGCAAGCATGGCAGACATCCAACAAGATTGCTGCTGGGGCCGAAACGGTCGCAGCGGAATCAAGTTGGGTGAAGCGAATCAACGACGCTAACTCGGAAGAAGAACTCATGGCGGTTTTTGCAGAGGCACACGCACAAGGAATCAACCTCTCAACCGACTAAAGGAGTCAAACCCCAATGCCATATTATGCGGCATCAACGGGCACAGGCCAACTAACCACCGACCAGGTGGCGTTCGAAAAGTTGGCGTATTTTGCCCTTCGCCCTGAAATGTACTACGACCAGTTCGCAGACGTGCAGGCAACCAACGCCACCAACCCTGGCGCATCCATCAAGTTCACGGTCTTTGCTGACCTGGCCGCTGCCACCACCGAACTAGGTGAAGCAGACGACGTTACGCCAGTTGCTATGAGCGACAGCCAAATCACCGTGACCCTAAAAGAGTACGGCAATGCAACGGTCACAACCGCCAAGTTGCGGGCATCTTCGTTCATCCCTGTTGACCCGGTGGCCGCCAACGCCGTTGGGTACAACGCAGGTTTGTCGATTGACACAATCGTCCGCGACGTGGTTCAGGCTGGCAGCAACGTCATCTTCGCCACGGGCGGTGCAACCGACCCGGTTAGCCGTACAACCATCAACACCGACGACGTGCTGCACATCAACGATGTGCGTAAAGCTGTCGCCCAGTTGCGGAAAGCCAACGTCCCCACCATCGGTGGTTCGTATGTCGGCTTCATCCACCCCGACGTGTCGTTCGACTTCCGTTCGAACATCGACGCTGGCGGATGGCGTGACTCGTACAAGTACACCCAGCCTGCCGGTCTGTTCAACGGAGAAATCGGCATGATTGACAACGTGCGCTTCATCGAGTCGGCACGTGCCCCGCTGTTCGAAAACGCTTCGGACAACGCAGGTGCGGCAGGCCCGATTGACGTGTACGGCACCCTGGTGATGGGCCGTCAGGCTCTCGCAAAGGGCGTGTCGCTCGGCGGCGAGTACGGTGCACAGCCAAGCATCGTCTACGGCACCGTTACGGACCTGCTCCAGCGTTTCCGTCCGGTCGGATGGAAGCACTTCGTCGGCTACAGCGTCTTCCGTCAGGAAGCACTCCGCCGCATCGAGTCGGCTTCGTCCATCGGCGCAAACTCGTAACATGACTGCAAAGTGGGGAGGGGCAACCCTCCCCACACAGTCTGTTAATGTCCGTTTAACTACTAAGGAGTAGAAATGGCAGCAAAGAAAGCAGCAAAGAAGCCTGCGGGGAAAAACCCGCGTATCGACAACGGATATTCTCCCGCCAATAGAAAAGCCGCCAAGGATGCCCGTGGTCGTGCTACGAAATACGGCACTCCGACTGGACCTACAAGTGTGACTGTTGATTCAGTCAAGAAGAACCGGATTGGTTCTGCGATAGAAATGGGATTGACGATGAGGACTCCTGTAAAAAGCCAGCGTGGGAATATGTACGCTGTTTCGGAAACCAAAACTCAGAGATTCATGGCCAAGGATTCAAAGCCTAAGACTGTTGTGCGTCCTATGACAAGCAATTTTACTAAGGGCAAAAAGACTGCGACAAACCAGCCCAAGAAGCGGACTTGGTACAAGTAGTTTATTTTAACAAGGAATAGCACAGCCTCCCGTCTTCCACTTCAACCTACTTTCATTCGGGCGGTGGATAAAAGGCGGGGGGCTTTTGCTATTCTCAAGCGATGGCTACGTTTCGTCCACCCACCGACCCCTTGGTACGTTTCGATGACGGTTCAGGCGGCGGCATTTTCAGTTATTTGACTGGTTTTCCACGGGGCCGGAACGTATATAAGTTGACCAACGGCTCGTTCACCGAATCTCAACCAGACGACAGTGAGATAGCACACATCTATCACGGCGGGCATCTACATCCTTTGACTGCCACAGAAGAAACAGACCTGATAGCGGCAGGATACGGGGCTTACATTGAAGCATAGGGAAATTCACCCGAACCTAGATGTTGACGGTTGTTTCGGTTGCAAGGTGGCAGGAGTCCGTATCGGGGCCAACACCACCACTTCTCGAGGTGCGTCTGTCGGTGAGGCTAACGCCCGTGAAAAACGGTGGTCGAAAGATATGCCCGCTTACAAGCGTTTGCGTCAGCAGGGTTTGCAACCCCGGCAGATTGACGGTTCGGCTATTCTTGAAAAACACGCTACAGAACGCTGGCAAATCGAGGGTGCTCCTGTCGCCCCCA